TACAGCAGAAGAATTTGCAAAGAATACATTAGAGATTCTTGGTTACTCTTACGATGCAGAAGAATTAAAAGGGTTTAGGGATGTATTTAAAAACGCAACAAAGCTTTATGTTTACCGTTTAAACAGTAACGGAGCAAAGGCATCAAATACATATGCAGAGGCATTATATTGTGGTACAAGAGGAAACGATATAAAAATTGTCATTAAGGCAAATGTAGATGATGCGTCAAGATTTGATGTATCTACATACGTAAAAACAGTATTAGTTGATATGCAGACTGTCAAAACGGCAAAAGAATTAGTTGCAAACAAATTTGTTAAATTTAAAGAAAGTGCAAGTTTAGCTGCAACAGCCGGTTCAAATTTAACAGGTGGTACGAATGGAACAGCAGGAAATGAGAGCCATCAGACATTTTTAAATAAAATGGAATCATATCCTGATGTGAACGTTATTGCATATATTGACCATCCGGTCGGCTCACAGGTAAACAGTGAAGTGACAAAAGGCTTATATCTTTCTTATGCAAAGCGTATGAGAGATGAAGTTGGAAATAAGTTACAGGTTGTTATGTACAACTACAAAGGGGATTCAGAAGCGTGTATCAATGTAAAGAACAGTTCTGATTTAGTTTACTGGGTAGCAGGACTTGAAGCGGCAGCAGGAATAAACAGGTCAGTTACAAATGTTTTATATGATGGTGAATATGATATTCCTACGGAATATACACAGCTTGAGCTTGAAGATGCAATCAATAATGGAGAATTTGCACTTCATAAAGTTGGAGAAAATGTGAGAGTATTAGTTGATATTAATTCTCTTGTTACCCTCACAGAGCAGAAAGGTGATGTATTTAAAGATAACCAGGCAATCCGTGTTATTGATTATATTGCTGATAATATTTCATCAATATTTAATGAAAAATACGTTGGTAAAGTTCCAAATGATGATGCAGGAAGAATTTCACTTAAAAATGATATAAGAGTAATTTTTAAATATCTTGAATCTGTAAGAGCCATAGAAGAATTTGGAGACGATGATATTTCAGTAGCAAAGGGTGAAGAAAGAAAATCAGTTGTTATTTCTACAAATGTAACAGTCATAGGTGCAATGGAAAAATTGTATATGACAACAATTATCAATTAACAACAGAAAGGAAAGGTAAGATAAATGAACTTTATGAATCAGAACGATGCACCTTCAAGTAAATTAGCTACATTATACTGTACAGTTGGTGGTAGAAGATATGCAATGCTTAATGCAAAGGACTTTGAAGCAAAAGCAAATGTCAGTCTTGCAGATGTACCTATTCTTGGTAAAACAATAAAAGGTAAAAAGCCAAATGGTTTGGAAATCAAACTTAAAATGACGGTATACAAGTGTAGTGAAATGTTTGATAAACTTGTAAAGGAGTATAAAGATACAGGTATGCTTCCGACCTTTACAGCAGAAGTAAAATCAGAAGACCCGGCAACATCAATGGGAGCAAGTGCAAAAACATATAATGACTGTGTTATTGATGGAGATGTTCTTCTTTCATCATTTGATGCAGATGGTGATTTTATTGAGCAGGAAATTGAATGTTACGCAATGGATTATACAACGGATGCGGAATATAAAGAACCAAGTTATATGTAATTATTAGTGGATAAGGAGCTTAAAAACTTCTTATCCATTTTATTTTAGGAGGAAAGAGCAATGGCAAGTAATTTAAGTGCATTTTTAAAGAAGAATAAGAAATATAAGGATAATGTAAAGTATAGGGCAACAAAGTCTTTATGCGATGAAAACGGAGAAGCATTAGAGTGGGAAATTAAGGCTTTGACAACAGATGAATATGAAAAAATAAGAGAAGCATGTACAAGAGAGGTTCAGGTGACAGGAAAGCCGGGAATATACAGACAGAAATTTGATTCATCAGGATTTTTGTCTAAATTAATTTGTGCGTCTGTAGTTGAACCGGATTTACATAGTATAGAACTTTTAGATTCATATGGTGTAATGAGCCCTGAAGATTTAATTAAGCAGATGGTTGATAATCCCGGAGAGTATAACGAATTTGCTGAATTTGTTCAGAATTTCAATGGATTCGATGAAACCCTTCAGGATAAGGTAGATGAAGCAAAAAACTAATAGATGGAGGTGATCCTGATTCTATTTATGCACATTACTGTTTGCATAAGTTCCATTGGACACCTTCATTTTTTATGAGTTTAGATAGACAGGAAAGAGCTTTCATTATTGCTTCCATCAATGCAAGAACAGAAAAGGAAGAGGAAGAAAGCGAAAAAATAAACAGAAAAGGCAGGTAAAGAGATGGCATCGATTATGACGGCATTCCAGTTAACAGATAGAATGACAGCACCGCTTATGAATATAACAAATGCTGTCTCAACTGTTATTACGGAATTTGAAAGAGCTCAGGCAGTATCGGGAAATGCATTTGATTCTTCAAGTATTGCCAAAGCAAAGGCACAGCTTGGATTAGCAGATTCAGAATTAAAGAAGATAGCAAGCGATACGACACAGGCAATAGGAGAACAGGAAAAATATAATTCCAAAGTAAGGGAAGGAAAAGGTGCGGCAGGTGGTTTGTTATCAACTGTAAAAGGCTTAGTTGCTTCTCTTGGTGGAATATATATAGTAAGGCAGGGTACACAGCTTCTTGGTGATTGCGCTGAAAAAGCATCTCAGCTACATCAGGCAGAAACAAAGCTTAAGGAAGTAATGGGAGCCATGCAGGGAGCAGGTTCTGCACAGGTAAATACAATGAAGAATCTTACGTCAGAAATAAGTGGTTATGGTGTTGTTGGCAAGACGGCGTTAATTAATGGAGCACAGCAGGCATCAACGTATTTTCATCAGACAGATGCTGTTAAAACTTTGTTGCCTAAGATGGCTGACTTGGCAGTTCAAATGCACGGAGTTAATGTTACGAGTGAAGATATGGTCAATATTGGCAATATGACAGGTAAAGTTATGACAGGTCAGGTTGGAGCGTTAAGGCGTGCAGGTATTTCATTTACTGAGTATCAGGAAAAGGTAATGAAAAACGGAACTGAGATGGAAAAGGCTAATATGCTTGCTCAGGTAATCGAACAGAATGTAGGAAAGATGAATGAGGCAATGGCAAACACTCCTGAAGGTGTAATGGCCAGAAATCAAAATGATTTTAATGCTGTTAAAAGAACAATCGGAGAACAGGTACAACCGGCAATAGTTAGTATGTTTAATGCAATTCATAATAATCTGCCTACTTTACAGCTGATAGCGACAGGCTTTGCAAATGCATCTGTACTGGTTATGGGTGCTATAACAAATATAATTAATATTGCAACAAGAATGGTTAATATAATTAAAGCCAATTGGCCATTAATTGAACCGATTGTATGGGGAATAGTGACGGCATTGATTGTGTATAACGCAACAATGGGAATAGGATGGTTAACCACATTAAAAGATATTGGAACTAAAGGTTTACATGCAATTGCAAGTGCTGGTCAAACAGCAGCTTTGATTAAAACAACAATAGCACAAAAAGGACTAAATGGCGCAATTAAAATGTGTCCTTTATCATGGATTATTATTGCTATAATTGCGGTGATAGCAGCTATTTATCTGATAGTGGCAGCAATTAACAAAGTGCAGAACAAAACCATTTCCGCAACAGGAGTAATATTTGGAAGTATATCAGCTTTCGGTGCAGCGTTAATTAATACGGTTATAGGATGGATTAATGCTATATTACAGTACTGTTGGACATTTGTTACGCCATTTATCAGCATAGTTGAATGGGTATTAAATGTTGCTAATGGTGGATTTGATTCATTTGGTGGAGCCGTTGCCAATTTGATAGGTCAGATAATATCCTGGTTCTTAAGTCTTGGCAAAGTTGTAACGAAAATAATTGATGCGATATTTGGAACAGACTGGACTAGTGGATTAACTTCTTTACAAGATACAGTTACCTCTTGGGGAAAAAATGATAATGCAATTACATTAAACAAAGAAGCACCTTCAATCGACTATAGAATTAAGTATAGTGATGCTTATGGTAAAGGTTACAACATTGGTAAAGGTGTTGAGGACAAAGTAAAAGATAAGGTTGGAGGATTGTTTAAAAAAGGAGAAATGGGCGATTCTTCAAAATATGGATATGGAAATGAAGATGCAATAGCTAATAATACAGCCGATACTGCGGCAAATACTGCTAAATCAGCCGATTCACTAGATATTACAAGCCAGCAGTTAAAGTACATTAAAGATTATGCCGAACAGAAGGCGATTAACAGATTTACTACAGCTGAAATTAAAGTTGATATGCGAAACACAATTAACGGAACATCAGACACAGACATGGAAGGTATTGTTTCTCATTTGAGAACAAGACTTGAAGAGGAAATGGCAGCAACAGCGGAAGGAGTGCATGGTTAATGTATAGAATTATAATTGATGGCCAATATGTTCCAATTCCCCCGGAAAAGATAACAATCAAGGTTGATGGCGATAATAAAACCATGACCTTGATTAATCTGGGGGAAATAAACGTAATCAGAAAGAAAAAACTTACAGATATATCATTTGAACTGCTACTACCAAATCAGCGATATCCGTTTGCATATTATCCACAGGGATATATGACAGCAGACAGTTATATAAAAAAATACAGACGACTGCAAAGGAAAAAAAGTCCGTTTAAGTTGGAAATATACAGATATACACCTAATGGTAAAAATATGTTTAATACAATCTTAAACGTGACTTTAGAAAAGCTGACAATAACTGATTCGGTAAGCGATGGATTTGACAATAAAGTAAGTCTTGAATTTAAAGAATACAAAAAATATGGGGCGACAACGATAAGAAAGAAGTCAGCCACATACACAGTTAAGTCAAATAAGGAAACATTGACACTGATAGCAAAAAAATGGCTTAAGGACAGTTCAAAGGCTCAGGATATTTACAAGAAAAATAAAAAAGTAATTGAAAAAGCCGCAAAGGAGCATAAGAGGAAAAGCAGTTCAAAGGGAAAATATCTGTACAAGGGAACAGTTTTGAAAAAGCCATAAGGAGATGACTATATGAGTGACATTATTGATATTGCATCAAAAGAAGTCGGATATAAGGCTTCAAGTGGAAACAAAACAAAATATAGTGCATGGTATGGAATGAATGGAGCTGCATGGTGTCATATGTTTGCGTCATGGTGCGCAAATCAGGCAGACATATCAACGGATGTTGTTCCAAAGACGGCGTCAACTTCTACCGGAATGCAATGGTTTAAAGATAGAGGAAGATTCAAATATAAGGGTTCATATACACCAAAAAGAAATGATTTTGTTTATTTTAAATCTGATGGCGCATCTCACGTTGGAATAGTTGAATATGTGTCAGGTAGTACATTACATACCATAGAAGGAAATACCTCAGATGCAGTTAAAAAACGTACATATCCGTTGTCTTATCATACGATAACAGGATATGGAGTAGTAAGCGATTATATCACATCTTCAGGTGACAATTCTAAAGGTAAAAATGCAAAAAACAATAAAGGTAAGGAAGAATTAAGGTACTTAAAAAAGATTTTGGATAAAAATGAAGATAAAAAGAAAAAATCTAAACGCAAAGTTAAGTATAAGGTTTCAAAAATAAGACCCGGAATAAATCTTTCGGTAAAGGTCATAGTAGCTCATGGAACTGCTAAGTATAAATATCAGGTTCAGGAGGGAATGAAATTTTCTGATGAAAGAAAGGGTGCACCGGGCAAACTTACATTTACTACATTTGCTGATAATAAGAGAAAGATAACAAATGGTGATGCAGTTGCAGTTATTGTTAACAAGAGGAAATTCTTTTATGGCTTTATATTTTCATTTTCTCCTAAGACGGATGGAACATTGGAAGTGACCGCATATGATCAGCTCAGATACTTCAAGAATAAGGATACATATATATCTGTTAATAAGACATCAACCGCACTTTTGAAGAAAATTGCTAAAGATTTTAATTTGAAATGTGGAAAATTGGCAAATACTAAATATCCTGTATCGAGAATAGATGATAACGCAACATTGTTTGATATAGTTCAAAATAGTCTTGATGAAACATTAATTGCCAGAGGAAAGATTTATACTTTATATGACGATTATGGAAATCTAAGATTGAGAGAGCCGTGGAAGGTTAATGTATTAATAAGCGGACAGACAGCAGAATCTTATGATTATAAGGAATCCATAGAGGACCAGGTATATAATCAGATTAAGTTAGCCTATGACAATAGCAAGAAAGGCACACAGGAAGTATTTGTTGTGAAAAACAGCAAGTCAATTAATCAGTGGGGTGTTTTGCAGTATTATGACAAGGTTGATTCCAAAAAAGGTATAAAGCTTAAATTGAAATCATTACTGGATATATACTGTAAATCAGGCAAAACATTGAAATTTAATAACTGCTTTGGTGATGCCAGAGTCAGGGCAGGATGTTTAGTTCCTGTAACAATAAAGATATACGACCAAAAAGTATCGGGATATCTGTTGGTTGATAAAGTTACCCATACATTTAATAACAGTCAGCATTTAATGGACTTAGAGTTATCCGGAGGTGATTTCGATAGCAGTTACTAATTTAACACAGCTAATTAAAAAAATAGCGGAAGATGCAAGGAAGGCAGCAAAGCCATGTAATATTGTAATTGGTACAGTATTAAAGGTAAAACCGCTTAAAATAAAGGTTAATCAAAAGCTCATCTTAACAGGTGAGTTTTTGTATTTAACGGAAACAGTATCAGATAAAAAAATAAGTAAAGACGACAAGGTAGTTATGATTAGGGCAGATGGCGGTCAGAAGTATCTTGTTGTAGATAGGATGGTGTAAATGTTACCTGAAACAGAAGATTTACAGTCAGATGAACTTGTAGAAGAGACAGTATATCCGAATGATACTTATATTTTGGATTTTGAAAACAAAATAATACGAAGAATATCAGATGATGATGAACAGACTTTGCAGCAGGCGATTATGAAAATCCTTTTAACAGAATCAGATGAATATAGCATCTATGATGACTATGGAAGAGAATTTGGTGATTTGTTAGGAGAAAATACTGCGCAGGTTATGGAAACGATTGGAAGCAGAATTGAAGATGCAATACTAAAGGATGACAGATTTAATGCTGTTGAAATTACTGACATAAAGGCAAATAGAGGAAATGTTATTGTGTCAATTACAGTTACTACATCAGATGATGAAGAAATTCAAATGGAAGGAGTTGAGTTGGATGTTTGAAGAAATGACATTTGAAAATCTGCTAACCCAAATGCTTGATAACGTGCAGGGTGATGTGGATAAAAGGGAAGGCTCAATCATTTATGATGCCCTGGCACCTGTTGCAATGGAAAACGCTCAGATGTATGCAGATATGGACATTTTACTACAAGAATGTTTTGCAGACAGTGCATCTTACTATTATTTGATTAAACGTGCAGCAGAACGTGGAATATTTGTCAAAGAAGGTATTCCGGCTGTTATAAAGATTAAATGTATTCCGACAGATTTAAGTATTGATATGGGAACGGAATTTAGCATAGGCGACATGAATTACTCTGTAACAGATAATCTTGGAGATGGCTATTACAGTATGACATGTACAGAATCAGGTGAGAGTGGAAATAACATAAATGACGATGTTATTCCGGTTGAATATGTTGAAGATATGGAAAGCGTTGAAGCTGTTGAAGTGATGGTATACGGAACAGAAGATGAAGACGAGGAAGCACTAAGAGAAAGATACTTTGCTTCATTTAGTGAAGCTGCATTTGGTGGAAATAAGTCAGAATACAGGGAAAAGGCTAAGAGTTTTGGAACTGTTGGAGCATGTAAAGTATATCCGGTATGGAATGGTGGTGGAACTGTTAAGTTAACAATTCTAAACAGTCAGTTTGAAGTCGCATCACAAGAGATTGTCGCAAATATTCAAAATGAATTTGACCCTACTAAAGACGGAACAGGTGTTGGAATTGCACCTATTGGTCATATAGTTACTGTTGATTCTCCAATAACTAAAAATGTAAATATTGAAGCAGAAATTGTATACAAAAGCGGTTATTCGTGGTCTGATATTTCGGAAACGGTTAAGCAAAATGTAGAAGAATATTTCAAAACAGTTATAAAAAATGAATGGGAGAATAAGGAAGCCGTAACTATAAGAACAGGTCAGATTGAATCCATAATTTTGGATATGGAGGGAGTAGAAAATGTAACTCAAATTAAATTAAATGGAAAATCAGGCAATTGCATAATTGAAACCTCATACATTCCAAAGGTGGGTGATATTATTGGATAGAAAAATGATTGAATATCTCCCTGAATGGCTGCGGGAATTTCAGGAAATAAAAGAGATAACAAAACAACAGCAAATACAGGCACAGCAGTTATGGACTGTTTTAGAAGATGTCATATGGAAAAATAACTTTATAGAATCTTTAGACGAAAACGGATGCTCAAGATGGGAGAGAATGTTGGGTATTCAAAATAAAGATACATATACAGTTGAAGAACGCAGATTGAAGATTCTCGGAATGCTTGCAGAACAAAGACCTTTTACAATGAGAATGTTAGAAAGAACATTAGCTGTGTTATGTGGCGAAAATACCGATGAAAACAATCCTAATTATAAAGTTGATTTAGATGCAGGTAATTATAAATTAACTGTAAGGATTGCCATGTCATCAGAAAATGTATTTAGCGATGTAATAAAGCTTTTAGACAGAATTGTTCCATGTAATTTAGTGGTTGATGTTGAACTTCTATATAACCAGCATAAAGAACTGGCTCAATATACGCATGAACAATTATCAGAATATACACATGAGGAATTAAAAAAGAATTATGCACTTAACAGGAGGTAAAATATGGCTAATGAAACAACAGAAACTATCGGTTTAGAGTTACCGTCAATAACAGATTTTTACGATGTTGGTGTCGTAAATAAAAACAATAAATCAATAGATAAGTTTTTTACGGATTTAAAGAAAGCTGTGGATGCTCATGCTAATTCAAGTCATGTAACTGGAGTAAAAGGAGCAAATGAAACAGCATACAGAAATGGAAACGTAAATATTACGGCAGAAAATATAGGACTGGGAAATGTAGATAATACATCTGATTCTGAAAAGAAAGTTCTTAGTGCGGGAAAATTGACAAGCACACGTTTAATAGATGGCATTGGTTTCGATGGTTCAAAAGATGTTTATCGTTATGGAATTTGTTCTACTTCAGGAGCAACTGCGGCAAAGACAGTTAAATTATTGAATGATACTTTTATTGTACTTAATCAAGGCATCACAGTTACTGTTAGATTTTCAAATACAAACACGGCTGAAAAAGTAACTTTAAATGTAAATGGAACAGGAGCTATCCCTGTATATTTTGGAAATGCACAAGCAGGGCCTTATACTTTGGTCGCAGGTGAAGAGTATAAATTAACTTATAATTCAGGAAAATATACAGTGGAAGGTGTTACTAGAACAGCAAGTGCTACAACACCGGGATTAATGAGCTCTATAGATAAAGCTAAATTAGATGAAATAAAAATAACAGGAACTGAAGGTGATTTATTTGGAAAGTTATTTTATTCATGTTCTGCAGTAGTCACATCAAGTCCTGCTACAATAGCAGCTCCGGAAGGCTATATTCCAATTGCAGCTACTAACGCGGACTGGAATGCATATCCTGAAATTACATTCGATATTGTTAAACAGGGTGGCTACAATTTATTGCTTACAAGAAGCCTGAAAACGGGAGCGTCAGATTCGGGACAGTACATCACCGGTAGTGGTGGAGGAAGAAGAGCCAACATTCTTTTTGTTAACAGAAAGTTTATATCCGGCTATGACGTATAGAAAGGAGGCAGATATGGACAATAACATACATGAGGTAGAATTTGGAAACTCAACCCTGACACAGATTGAACAGCTGTATCAATATGACAAGGGGCAGATTCTTAAGATAACAGACAAAGTAGAAGATGGAACAGAGGTACAGTTTTCAAATGGCAATAGCGAAACAACAATAAATAAAGCAATAAACGATAGTCAGGTAGAAATACCTGATATTTTATTGCAGGAAAATAAGAAAATCCTGGCATATTTGAAAATAATTAAATCTGACAGCGAAACAACAATCAAGACTGTAATTATTCCTGTTAAGGCACGTACAAAGCCGGCAGATTACATTGAACCTGAACAGGAAAAGCCGTTTAGAAAATATGTTGAAGAAAAGCTTGAAAACGCAGAAAAACTTGTAGCCGAAGCAAATGACAAAGTAAAGGTAAACGAAGAATGCTTAAAGCAGATAGACATAAAAACAGAACAATCTGTTAATCAGATAGCAGAGGTGACAAACGGTAAGATTAAAGACTTAGACAATACCACAAATGCAAAACTTACAGATATTAATAACACGGCAGTATCACAAATTGATGCTATAAATAGAGTAGCAAATCAGAATACAAAATCAGGTACAGAAGCAGTTGCTACAGCAGCGCAGGCACAGATAGGTGGAATTGAAACAGTTGCAGATGGGCAGAGAAGAGGAATTACTGAAACGGCACAAGGAAAGATTGCAGACATTAATAAGACAGCTACAAGTCAGATTGAGGCAATTAATAAGACTGCGCAAGCGCAGGCTCAGGCAATTGAAAAGCAAGGTAATGAAATATTGGAAGAAATCACAGGAACAGGAAGCAAGAATGCTATTTTTACTGTAGAAGATGGAGCATTATGTATAATACAGCGTGATGAGAGTGAGGTGTAATATATGGATAGAATAACAAAATTTCCGTTATTAGATGAAACAGGTCAGGAAATTGTTAGTAGTTTAGAAGAAATAAATAATTCTATGGGAGACTATATAGCAAGCAATAATCCTTATTATGCGTATTTAGAAGATAGAAAAATAGGAACATTATTATCAACTGAAATAACTAAAGTTAGAGATTATGGGTTATATAAGAGAGAATCTCTTATGGCAATAGATTTGCCAAAATGTATAAATGTTGGAAAGAAAGCATTTGAGGAATGCACAGCATTAGAGAATGTAAATTTACCAGAATGTGTAAATGTTGGCATATATGCATTTGCGGATTGTAAAAAATTGCAAAATGTTAATATTCCTAAATGTATGATAATTAAAGATAGTACATTTCAATATTGTAATTTCAAAAAAATAGACTTAAATTTCGTTGAAAAAATAGAAGCTTATGCATTTTGGAATTGTACAGCATTGGAATGTGTGAAAATATTAAATACAGAAACAGTGTGTGTGTTAGCGGATACAAGTGCATTTAAGGGAACTCTAATAGCATCAGGAAATGGATATATATATGTTCCTGACAAATTAATAGAGCAGTACAAAACAGCAACTAATTGGTCAGCATTTGCTAATCAAATCAAACCTTTAAGTGAGTATGTGGAAAGTGAGGAGTAAAAATGATTTTAAAAAAAATGTTACTTGATAATACAGGAAAGGACATTTCAGCAAAGTTAAAAAAAATTAACTACAATCTTATCACATACTTAAAAAATGATAATGATAAAAGTATTTCTGAATTAATTTCAGGAAATATACAGGAGTTTGAAGATGAAAATATTATAAATACTAAAGAATATTTATTGATTAATTGTTTTGAACTTATAAAAGTGAATTTGCCAAAATGTATAAATGTTGGTATTAATACATTTTATAATTGTACAGCATTAGAGAATGTAAATTTACCAGAATGTACAGATGTTGGTCATCATGCATTCTATAATTGTGAAAAATTAAAGCAGTTTAATGCACTAAAAGTTACCAAGATTAAAGCATATGCGTTTACGGGATGCAAATCTTTGTTAAATGTGGAAGTGCCAGAATGTATAAATGTTGGAGTGTCTGCATTTGAGGAATGCACAGCTTTAAGAAATGCAAATATAACAAAATGCGTAAAATTGGAAGCTTGGGCATTTGACTCGTGTAAATCATTAGAGAGCATAGAGTTGCCAGAATGTATAAATGTTGGTAGTGGGGCATTCAAAGAATGCACATCATTAAAGAAAATTGAACTGTCTAAATGTATTACATTGGGAAACACAGTATTTCTAAGTTGTAAATCATTGTCAGTAATAACATTGCCAGAATGTGTTGAAATAAACTCATACACATTTCAATATTGTTCTGCTTTAGAAACAATAGATGCACCTAAATGTATAGAAGTAAAAAATAATGCATTTGAAAGATGTAATAATTTAAAAAATGTAAATTTACCAGAATGTGTAGAAGTTAATAGTCAGTCTTTTTTACTTTGTACATCATTAAGCAAAATAATTTTTCAAAAAATAGAAATCTTGGATATGCTTGCATTCCAAAATTGTTCAAATCTTGAAACTTTAATAATTAAAAATGATACAAAGGTGTGTAGAATGTATCGTTCAGATACTAGTGATTCATTATTCGGTACAAAAATAGCATCAGGAAATGG